ATGTACTAAATCAAAAATCTTATCTGTTGAATTAAATAAGTTCATGTATTGTATATCTGTGAAATGATAGAAATTAAAATTTTTATTATTAGCAAAATCTTTTACTAATTCTAACCTCATTTCATCTGGGTAAACTGGAGGTATATCAGTCCACTCACCATCTCTTTTCCACTTTATTTTACGTTCTTTTTGTTTATCAAAATGTTCATATTCTCTACTCCCATATGGATCGATGGCTATATGCTCGTATGGTTTATTACCAATTCGTTTTTTTAAACCCAACATTATAACTTGAGATCCAAGTCCTTCACGAACTCCAATTTCGCATGTGGTAACTGATTTAGGCTCTTCAAAAAAAGGTAGAGTTTCGCACCACTTTTTTAGAAGTTCGTATTCTGTGCTATCACCTCTGATGGTCATAGCAGTTATATAGATTAGTTTAAATCAAGAAGCAATTAAAAAACGCCTTCAAATTTAGTGCCTTTGATTGCAGCACCTGCACCTCTACAAAGTCCACCCTCTTTCATCGCGGGAACATCTCTATCCTCCGTTACAAATGGAGGATTCCCTCTTTTTCTTTCGTCTTTGATAGGATCTTTTCCGGGTTTTCTTGCAACAGTTTTTCTATCTGTTTTTTTTCTCATTGGCATTATAATTTTCCTTGTTTCCTTAATTTTTTTATATCACCTTTTGTAAGACCTGTTAAGTCCACCTTAGGTTTTACCGATGTAATATCTGGAGATATTCTTTTCGGTTTAAATAAGTTTTTTATCCATTTCCACATTTTATGTCCTCACGTTAGTTGGTTTTGGCCCTGCATTACTTGCTGATCTCTTTCTGGCAACAGCAGAGGCTTTTTGCGACTTTGTCATCGCTGTGGCTTTTGCAAGTGGTACGCACTTCGGATACTTCCGCTTTGAACCACTGGCAGATTTTCTGCCACATTCTTGATACTTGCCACCTTTTTTCTTTGCTCCAATATCTACCCATTTTTCATTAAACCATTTTGTTAATCCTCCAGTTTTCATTTTACCAGCTGGAACACAATTTGGAACCATTTTGTTTCCCTTTTTTTTCATACCTTTTTGAACGTAACCATCCCAACAAGTTCCTTGGTTATAGCCACCTTTTTTAAATTTCTTTTTTATAGTTATTCCGATACCGTAAGAGGGATCAGATTCACCTTTGAAAACATAATCTTTTCCTTTGTATGTTACTTTATCCCTGCCTGAACTTTTTGAATAATTTCCAGAGATAGTTATTTTTGTATTTTTCTTGTCGTAAAGATCATACTCACCTTTTATACCATAATTTCTAGATTCTTTTTTTACTTTTACTGGCCCTTGTTTGTTAGTACCTCCTTTAATAGAGACACTTGGATATAATTTAAGTTTATTAAAATTAGACACTAAAATACGCCTTTAAAATTCAAACCTTGTATAGCCATACCACCACCACGCATTTTTAAACCAGACTTCTCAAGTCTACCTACTGCTGATTGTGATCCTGCTGTCATAAGTTTTCCAACTTTAGCTTTTTTAGGTCCCCAATCTTTTCTTTTTACTCCTGATGGGTCTTTTGCTTTTCCAGCACATATTTTTGAAGCGTATGCGTTTGCATACGCTGAGGGATAAACTTTAAATTTTCTTTTTGCAGCTGATTTGCCTCTCGCACATAGTTTTGTCATATTTGTTGCATCCTTGGGTCTGTTGATAATATATTTTTTTCTGCTTTAGGTCTAGCAATTGAATCTTTACTTCTCTTACGCAATTGAGCAGTAGCAGACTCTTTCTGCTGTTTCTCTTTTTTAAGTTTTTCTAAGTCTCTTGTTAAATTCACTTCTTACCTCTAAATATTTGTGTTCCCTTAATACCGTATATCGATGCTACGACAAGGATCCAAAGATTTGTGAACCATGACGGGAGCTGTGAGAACATATCGAAGAACAATTTTACTTTGTCCATCGCTGTTGGATCATCCGATATCACTGCCCACGCGAGCACCAACACGGGCAAACTGAGAATTATCAAAACGGCCTCGTCCTTCCAGTCCGATTGCCTTGCTTCTAATAATTTGCCTTGGTATTGCTCTTCACCTTGAGCCATCTTAGTTGCATGCATAAGCTGTGCTTCTGACATTGCCATTTTTGTCTTCTGCTTGTTAGCATATATTTTACTTCCAGCAGAGACGGCTAATTTGATCGCGCTTAACCACATTGTAATATTTCTCCTGTCTTCGTTGACACATGTATTCTATCAAAAGATCAATACATTCGAAAGCCCTAGCACCTGATAGCCTCCACCTCCATGTTTGAGTCCAGTGAGACTTTCTAAGCCTAACTTTCATTACATTACCACCAAAAAAATTAGAAAATCTATCTAAGATGTCTTTATCACACATTTCAATACCGCATTGAAATGTTCTTCTACCATTACCTTTACCCCAGATACCAAAACTTCCTTCACCATCAAAAAGACCGGCTAAGAATATTAATTTATTTTTTTCGGACAGCTTTTCGTAGGAGTTTTTTAGCATGTTTGAGTTTGATTCCTTGTGGGTTTGGTCCTCTCTTAGGCGGTGGCCCAGATCTAACTCCTCCACTTAATCCTTTCCTCATTTTTGTTGCATCTTCTCTCTAGCAACTTCTAAACGTTCATCAGATTGCTCATCTTGTTGCGCAAGCTTATCATATTCGTATTCTAAACGTTGTGCAGCTCTTTGATTTTCTTGTTGAGCTTTAAATTTAGTTTCTTCTGCTTTTCTTTGAAGATCCATAGCTCTTAAATCAATTTCTTGTTGTTTAATTTTAATTAATGGGTCTTCTTTGTTCTGAGTAGCGCTTTCTGCTTGTGCTAACTCTTGAGTTATACGCGCAGCAACTTTTGCAACCTCTGCTTCAAACATAATTTCAAATTGTTGTGGATCTTGTTTTCCTAATTGTGCCATTTGTGGGTTTTGCATCACCATTTCTTTAACTTCATTCTTAGCTTTAAATGATACGTGGTCTGAAATGTGTGATTGTAGTAATGCGTACACTTGCGGATTGATCTGCACCATTCTTGTTTGCATAAAAGCCATGTGTGCAGCTAAATGAGCATCATGATCTTGAAATTCAAACGCTGTAAGCAACTTCATTTGCAATGAACGTGCATTTTCTTTAGCAGGATCTAAAGGTTCCGGCTGTTTTGGTGGTGGTTTAAGAATTTGATCGATAGTTTTAGTTCCAAGTGCTTCGTAAACACGTCTATATGCTTCATGTAAATTGTGCATTTGTGGATTTGACTGTGCGATTTGCAATTGTGCCTGTGCTAACGTCACTCTTTGTGCCATTGACATAATATTTGGGTCTGCAACAGGTAAAATATCAACTCTGTTGTCAAAATCTGCCTGTTTAATCTGTCTAGGGCCACCGTAAACGTCATAAGGATACTCTGGTGGTAGTGATTCACCACAAATTCTTGCTAAAATTTTAAATTCAAGCCTCATTGCATAGTAACAACGCTTGTGAACACCACTCATAACACGTGATCCTCTCTCCATCAGCGCCATAGTAGTACCAACTGCTCTATTTTGAGTGTCATTACCAACTGCAGTGTCTGTAATCGCTGCAAATTTTTGTCCTGCTTGAACAACAAAGCCCATCAGGTTGTATAAAGTTGGTGATGGTTCTGTAAATGGTAAATTAAAAAACTGATCTCTAATGTTTCCACCAGGCGCATCCACATCTCGGAACTCTCCTGGTTGAATTGGTTGGTCATCATCTCTAACTCTAATACCACGTGACTTAAATCCTGCTGGTAAATTTTTTAAAGTACCTGCATCAATCAATTGTCTTAACGATTGAGTTGCAGCTTGCGATAAACCACCTATCATATGAGTTAAACCAAAACCATAGAAACCTAATCCTGGTAAAAATTTGTAATGTACAAAGTATTCAACTCTAGAATAACTTAAATCACCTGGTTTATAATTTCTATAAATAGATAAAATCTCTCCACTACCTTCATCGATTGTAACGATGTATGGAATTTTTATTTTTTTAGCCTTGTCATCAAAATCTTCGTAGTCATCTAGATTTAAATCTACATGCATTTCAAGAATTGTGTTTAAATAATCTGAGCCATTACCTTTAACACCTTCAAGTTCGTTTAATTTTTTTTGTACTGAATCCGGCTCTGAACTACTATCAATCAATTCTATATCTCTATAGAAACCTGCAGCCATTTTTTTAGTAACCTCATTCTGAGTCATTTTAATTACATGAGTAATTCTTTCACAGTCTTTTAAATCAGATGCGTAGTATGGAACTACTAGGTCTTCTGCTGGAATAAATTTGGATACAGGTCTATCTAACAATGCATCATAATAAATTTTCTTAAAAGTAGATCCTGATAAGGGTAGATAAAATAACATCTGATCCATGTCAGTTGTATAGTCTTCCATCTCCTCCATCAGCAGGTAATTCATATAATCTTTAACTCTATCTGCTTGTTGTTCGGTAGCCGGTGTCTGTAAGCCAACAACCTGTGTTCGTACAGGCCCATCAGATGGTACAAGTTCTTTGTATGCTTGTGCTTGGAATTGTGTAACAGACTCAGCTAATAATGGATGCGTGACACCGGAAGCTCCTTTAAATGGTTTGGTTACTTCCTGGTACTTAGTTCCTAGTAAATCTAACCCTTTGATGTAAGCATCTTCCCATTCTTTTCGAGAAGTTTTATCTTTTTTGTATTCTTCAATAAGATCCATGGCCATGTCTTTGAGATCTCTCTCATCCATGCTTTCAGCTAAGTTTGCATTGAAATCGTCTTGAGGTCTTTCCTCTTGTACTTCTTCACCTTCGACAGCTACATCTACCTCTTCACCGCCAGGCATTGATTCAACATCTACTTCTTCTTCTAAAATATCTTCTGTTTGGGGTTCTTGTTTTTCTACTGCCATTTTTTTCCTTAATTATATTTACTAATAAATCCACCTTCTTTTTTGTAGATCTTTTGTGGGTTTACCATGTCTGGTGATACTTTAACAGAAAAAACGTCCTCGTACAATCTAAGGTCATTATCTGGTATCAATGAAGCATCACCTCTACGTGTACTAGATGCTTCAGTGTGTTTTGTTACCTTATATTGATTACCATCATAAATATCTAATTCTTCTGTCTCAACTCTTTTGTAGGGTTTTGTTGGATCTGATCTAGAAATTTTTATAGTTCCAGCTTTTGTATTAAAATCTTTTCCTATTTTTTTCATCAAAGATGGAATTACTGCAGGTGATTTAGAGCCTGGTGTTTTGTTACCTCTAAAATAACCATACGCTTCTTGATAAGCTTTTGTGTTTGGCATCGACTTTGGTCCTTTTTTTGCAATTCCTCTCATCATCAAATTTACGGGAGCTACAGCAACATAGTCTACACCTTCCCTAGCTGCAAGATTAGTTAAATATGCTAAACCAGCTTTTGCTTGTGACGATCGATCAAGTAATGGAACATAATCGACACCGCTAGGTAAACCATAATATTTCTCAACTTTACCATACTGATCATATTTTGCATCTGGTGATTTAACAGTTTGTTTAATAACTTCATCAAGATCTTTTATTTTTTTTGCATTAAGTTCCATTCGTGTAGAACTTAGTTTGCCACTTAAAACTTCATCACTTAATTTCTTTCTAGAATCAAATAAGAACTTTAAAATTTTTTCATTTTGGTAAGGGTTTTGTCTTAAAGATGTATTAAAAGGTTCTGCTTTTTGATCTCTTAAAAATTTACTAATACCTTGGTTAGTGTCAGATTGTATTTCATGAATTAAAAAAGCTTTCTTACCATCCGATGTAGTTCTTGTGTCCCAACGAATATGTGCAAGTGGGTTGTCATATTCTTTACCATCATAATGTGGGTTAGGTCTTCTTCCACCTTTTATATTTTTTGGAATACTTTCATCTAGAACAATGACTGCCTCTCTATAGTTTTGACCTCCTGGAAAAGTATAACCACCTTGTTCTCGGTACTTAGGTGGTGTTATGTTTCTTGTTGAAGCAACAATGTCATCTACTTCACCTTGCATTTTGTTAATTGCAATTTTTTTATCACTCGGTAGTCCTTTTTTAATTCTTGAAAACATTATTGCAATGTTTTCTGATGCGTCAGCAACAGCTGATGAGTTTCCATCTCTTACAGCATCATTTAAAGCTCTTAATTCATTTCTCAAACCTTTTAAGTCTGCCTTCATATCAGCAACATTTAAGCCTTCTTTTCGTAATTCTTCAATTTTTTCTACTCTACTTGCTGCTGGGTTTACATTAATAGTTCTTTGAAGTGATCGCTCCATGTCTGCAAGTCTAGCTATTTGTGTTTTGACAGTGTTTTCTGTTTTGTTAACGACTGTTTGAGGAAGACCAAGTTCTCTTATCTTAATTCTGTTTATAGGACTGTCTTGTACCATATCAGCAAGTACACGTCCTGGTATTTTAACTCCTGCTTCTTTAGCAGAAAATAATAAGCCACCTGTAAGATCTCCTGCTCTATTAAATTGTGCAATGTTTGAATCAAATAATTCTTCAATTGGCACTGTCATCTCTTTGTTCATAAGATGTGGAGTTGCTTTTGCTTTACCTGTATCGTATTTAAATTTTCTACCGGTTACAAAACCTTCTTCAAAGTCTTTGCCAAATAATTTAAATCTTCTTTTTCCCCTGTCCGTTAGCCAGTCTGCCCATTCATCTGCAGTAAAAGAACCATCACCTTTCATAGCAATTCTATCGTATGTAGAGGAACCAAATATTTTATTTAATTTTAAATCATCACCAAGAGAAACAGCAGTAGGTTTCATATTGTCCATTGGACGTAATAACAACGGTGCTGATATCTTCGGTTCTTTAGCAACTAAAGCTCTAGTTTGTTCAGCGACAGTTGGTAGATTTGGAGTAGGTGTTTTTAATTTAGTAAGGTCAGGAAGACCACCTATAGTAGTCGTCTCGAGAGCTTCAGGTACAGCATCATCTGCTTTTTTTTGAATTAATTTTTTACCTAGTCCTAAAAGACTTCTAAGGGACATTGTCCCTCCTATGTAATTTTAGTAGGTCTTGTTCTACCTAGTTTGCAACCTCTAGCTTTGACCATAGTACCCTTAGAATATCCAGGTCTTTGACTTGGACCAATCATGCCACCACCCATATATTTATCGCTTGTGATAACTTTACTCATCTTTACTTTTTTTAGTTTCTCAAAATCTTTTTTTGTCAAGTTATTCGCATTAAACATTTTGCCTTTAACTTTAATTTGTTTCATGAGATCTCTAATTTTACCTGGGGTACCCGCATCAAAACCACCACCTTTAGAATATTTCTTCATCATGCCTCCACCCATTTTTTTAATTCTAATATGTCTAATGACATTATCTTTATCATAGTGACCTTTGCCTTTGTTTTTTTTAACCTCTGAAGTTGCTTTCTTAAGTCCTTTTAGATATTTTTTGTAATCTGTAGCTACACCCATTTTAGCTTTCATAACTTTACCTGGTTGAACCTTCTCATCTTGAAGACCCATGCCTCTGCCTTTTGCTTTTTCTGCTCTTAGAACAGCGAAATCTTTTTCATCAATTTTGTTTGGTGGTGGAGCTTTTCCAGCTAACTTTTTTTGTTTTGGACTCATAGAATCTCCTAATAATATTTATACTCTTTTTCTAATTTCATTGGAGGATCATCCCAGTCATCAGAATATGTTGAAACAAATCCACCTTGTCGATATCTTAACACAGCTTGGGTCATAGAATCAACATAGTCATCGTATTGTCCATTAGGAAATGCTGCACACTCCTCAATTACTTCCTGTGCCCAGTGTTCGTCTAACGGTGCCCATACCATACCAGACTCAAACACAGGTGAACAGCTATTTATTCTAGTATGTTTGTCTCGTCCTCTTGATGGTACAAAATCAATTACAGGGATTCCTGCACGTCTAAGTTCATGTATTAGGGGTTGTCCTGAAGCTTTAGCCTCTACAATTACGGTTTCCGGTTCCCAGTAATGATATTGCTCTAATGCAACATTTTTAAGATCTGGAAAGTCATACCTCCCCTTCATAGCATCAAGAAGTATTATTGCTTTTTCGTAACCGTCTACCGGTTCAAAGATCCCCCAGGTGGTGATGGCAGAGTAGTCAGCAGATTCTTTTTTAGAAAATGCAGTATCATAGGATTGTATCACGTGCAGCAGTTTTGGAAGATGATCCCTATCCCAGTCTTGCCACCATTCTCTTTTGATGATTGCACCCTCTTCTGAGGTTGGGTCCTGCATATACTGTGCGTTCCAGTTTTTGACTGAAATAGAAGCTTTGACACCGTCTAGGTCTTCTTTAGACCAATACTCAGGCCATACAGGTTTATCGTCATCTAAAATCGCAGGAAAAGAAATTACTTTCCATTGATCTGATTTAACACCAGATTGTGCTCGGATGAGCCTTCCTGTTAAATCATCGGTAGCCCAACGAGTCATTACAACTAGGATCCTACCTCCTGGTTGTAAACGTTGTCTGGGTCCTGAACTGTACCATTCGTAAGCACGTTCCATAGCAGTATCCGACAATGAGTCTTGCTCAGTATGTGGATCATCAATAATAAGCAAATCGGCCCCTCGACCTGTGATAGATCCGCCAACACCCGCTGCAAAGTATTCACCACCATGATTGGTTTCCCACCTGCCTTTTGCTTTACTATCTTCTCGTAATGTAACATTACCGAAAATTTCTTTATACTCCTTGGTAGCCATTAAGTTACGAACCTTACTACCGAACCTTGATGCAAGTTCAGCGTTGTGTGAAACCTGCATAATTTTTTTCTTTGGATACTTTCCGATATACCAAGCGGGGAATAAATAAGATGCAAATTCTGATTTAGTATGTCTAGGAGGCATATTAATGATGAGCCTCTTTGCATCACCATCTGCTATTTCATGAAAAGCTTCAGCGATAATCTGATGGTGCCCCTTATTGTTTGGGTCCTTCCTACAAATAAAATCTTCCCACATTGCCTCAACAAAAACTAAAAAATCATCTTGGCATAACTTGATCCACTCTAATTGTTTTTTGAGGATAATATCTTTTATTTCTTCTTCTGTAAGGTTTTCAATATTCATACCGTTTGGGTCCCTAGTATATGAATGTATTATACTTTGTAAACCTCTTTGTCCAGCAAAGCTGTCGATTTTAACGCGCTCAGGGTTGCGCGAATTTTGGTTTGGTGTTCGTGGTTTTAATGAGCCTTGTAAGGTAGGGACGCGTGGCGCGTCAGCGCCACGCAATAGTTATTACTTGATTAGTATTTGCACTAGGTCTTGGAACTTAGTCAGTATCTTCTGTCTAAACTCATCAACACATCTGTTGCCTTGATTTTCTAAGATGTGTTTCTCAACTTCACTCTCAAGCATTTTGTACATCAACTCATAATTAAGTTGTGTTTCTTTTTTCTCACTTACTTGTTGTTGGGTTTGGTTTTCAACTTCAGTACCCCTCACTCTATTAGCAAGGGTTTGGGCAATGTTGATTAAGTTACTAGGCATTAGTATCTCCTATCGCTTTGTATTCACAATATTCAATGGTCTTTTGAAACTCATTGAACAGATCATTATGATCTACCTTGAACTTATCTTTATCAAATTGCTTTCGCTTTCGATTTATTTTTTGTGAACCATAACTGTTGCCATTCTCATCTTGAACAACAATCAAGTTTTGTTTTGTTCTCTCATGAACATTCACAATGTTTTGTTTTAGTGTTTCTAACTCCTTAGATACTCTGTTAGCAGTTAGCTTTAGTTTAACATAAGCTAAGACTTGTTTAACTTCGTCTTGCTTTAGTTTTTTTACAGCGTTCGCCATATATACCTCTTTGTTAAGTTATGTATTCTTATGAATACTCCATTCTTTTATATCTTATCAAATCTTATTACAATAGTTAATTTATCTTTTTTTTATTTAATTTTAATATTGGTTCTACCTCTGTTTTTATAAAATCCTCTCCCAATATTTCTGCCAATCGTCCTGCCAACTCCTGCACCCGTGCCGTCATTTTATCTTGTTCTAACTGACCACGACCACGAGGACGAGACGAGGAACGAGACGAGGCGACAGTAGTCGCCTCGTTACTTTTATCTTTAACCATTACCAACTACACCAATATTCAACGACCTTTTTCTCGTTGATAGCTTGTTCACAAAATTTAAGGAACTTGATATCTTGTTCCTTGTACTCTTTAACACTCTCCTCTTGGAACTGTTGCCCCCAGAAAAATCCGTCTTCGGCTACATAATCTTTAAAGCCCTCTTGTATTTGTTCGGCTAACTCTTTGGCAACCTCTTGAGTGATATAGACAGGCGCATCACAATCAGAATTAAAACCTAGATGTGATAACATTCCGTCATGCTCATGGTGTGAGTTTTGTTCTTCCCATTTCGTTGCCATGAACTGTTGAAGTCTTGCGTGTTTTCTCCACACAAAAACTTTTGACTGTTCTTCTTGATCATCAGAATAGTATTTGTCCCAATCTACCTTTTGACCTCGTAGGTGTGCGTGTTGATCTAGTCCCATAACTTTTCTCCTATTTGTTAGTTTGTTCTATCTCTTATCAACTCCCATATATTAATGCAACAACTTTTTTTAATTATCTTTTAGAACTATTCTAAACTACAAACCTAACCATTCTTTGTACCCCAGCTTACCTGCGCCAGCACCAGTCATCTTCATCTATCTCCATTGGCTTTATCTTTCTTGGAACGAGCGAGAGACATCTGTCACCAGCTCCTGAAGGGAAGGCATCAGCCCGTGCTGCAGGTCCAGCTGCTTTTCTTTGAACGAGCGAAAGATCTAACCGACAGCTGAAACGAGCGCGAGCGCCAGGATGAAGGTGATCCATCCTGTAGCTCTTGGAAAAAGTATGAGTCCGAACAGATACATACTAACGAGTCCCGCGATCATGAGTACGAGCTGCTGGATCCGCATCTGTCACCTCAGACTCAGACCAGCTGTTACCATTAGCAATGCAGCGCGAGCCCGGGCCACCGGTCAGTGCGTATACTTTGCCGGACTCCGGTTTATCGACAACGCGATCCTCAGCGCGCCAGCCATCGGTTGGCGCATTCTCCGCATTCAATTGTTGAACTAGTTTCTTTAGTTTAGTCTTCATCGTTTTCCTCCTTTTTAAGATATCCGATCTCTTTCAAATAATCGTACCCATCAGTCATTGCGCTGCGGAAGTGTTCTGTTCTATGTTCTGCAGGTGTGTCTTCATCTGCTTGGCAGCACATGTCAGCGAGCAGTGCACACAGCTTCTTGTTCTGCCTCTTCAGGTTTTCATTCTCTGTCTTATCGTCCAGTTTCATGTAGCTCTCCTTATATGTTTAATGAAATAATACCTGTGCCAAATAAGATGGCCAGGTACAGCACGGTTGTGTAAATGATAATCATAGGTCTTACATAAGACCTGATGGGATATATGTCAAGAGCTATTTTAAATAAGTTTTTAATTTTTCTTCGTAGTAGCTTTGCTTTTCTTTGGGTAATGCTGATACCACTTCTTTCACCAGCTCCTGAAGGGAAGCTACCTGCTGCTGGAGCCCATCTAGTTTCTTGTTGTATGAACGAGCTTTGTTCTCTCCTCGAACGAGATCGAGAGCATCGAAATGTATTGCCATGTGTCAAATCCTTTCCAATCAAACTTTATACCCATTCGGTGTCCTTTGTCAAACAAAACTTCACCAGCTGCGGATCCCGCTGTAGCTTGAGCTGCAGGGGTGGGAAGGTTCTTTGTTTCCGAGAACGAGAACGAGATTCTTCTAAACCGAGAACG